GCAAGGAAGTATTGAGCTGCATAACGTAAGCTATCCATATGGTGATTCCATTTATCTATTGGCCTTTCATTCCTACTGTGCCATACATAGTTATTGAGTTCCTTTATAAGTTCTAAGGAATCTGGGTCAATAACCAAATCAAAGTCTTGTATTAATGCTATACCAGTCAATATACTACCCTGCCTCTTTATTGCAGGTTTGACATTGCAGTATACTTTGAGCTCTTGGAGCAACCTAGGCTCTGCTGAATCACAGATGATAAGTTCATCTTGAGTATATCTCCTATTCATTTCCCCAATCTCTTTTGTAGATAACCCAACCTTACAGTACATTGTCTTTAACCACATCTTCTTCCTATCCTTATCAATAGCTACCTTCAGTAGAACCGTAGGATCGACTGAAAACCCAAAGTCTTGCCCATATACATAAGGAGCATATTCGTTGAATGGCCCAATAGTCCAACGAGTGAATACAACACCATCAGCTTTATCTAACCAACCACCGAGTATCTGGTGATTATATTTATCTGGTCTACGTCTGCGAATCTCTTCTATCTGCATAAGGAAGGAGTCAGATAGATGTTCTATATTATCTTTGAATGTAGTGTGAATGTAAGTTACATTATCCTTCCAACCATTGTGTCCACCATTAACAGCTTTAGCAGCAAAGAACCTTTGATATATCCAATGCTCCTTAGTAGTAGGGTTTAATATAAGGATAACTCTATTAGGTTTATTTTTAGCCCTTACAGACTGATCTATCTTGTCGAAGTCATCTTCATTGATAAGTTCCTCTGCCTCATCCAATACAAACGTCGTAATACCTTGTAGAGACTTCAGAGCAGCCGTTTGATTACCTGCTGAGGTCTTGATACCTTTGAAGATAATAGAGCTCCCTGTGGACATATTTAGTATCTCATCTTTAGTTATCCTAAAATGTTCAGAGATACCATACAACTCTATCTTCTCTATAAACTCTGGAATAATGGATGTAGAAGCCGAACTCATAGTATACCTAGTGAAGAGTATCTTATGACCTTGTTCCATCGTTAGAAGGGCTAAGAATGCCCCTACAGCAAATGACTTACCACTACCTCTACCACCGGTTACAACAAAGTACCGACTATCATTACCTAAGGCTTGATACTTAGGATTTAGTTGTGGTACTGACATTATTCTTTCTGTTGTTCTTTTCCTCTCTAAATCTAACGGGTTTACTTTTACCGTCTGGCATATATCTATAACCTAACAAAGGATTAATACCGTAATCCCAAAAGTTATGTGGCATATCATCCTTCATCTGTAATATCAATTATATCTGGGTCATCATTCTCAGTGTCATCATCTTGATTCCCTGCGAATAAATTCTTAATGTTTATATTCACTTTAGGTTTTCCTTCATTCATATCTTGATCTTCTGGCTTACCATATTTATATTCAAATAATAATTTAAGGTGAGGGAATGAATCCTTAGCTTTCTCTGCTAGTGATTCCCAGGCTGCCTCTTCAGAACCAAACACCTGCTTCATTGCGTTTAAAGCGTAGATATTGACTCTATCCTTCTTGGCTTTATTCATAGCACTAGGGGTAGCCATAACCTTCTTAACAGGCTTGTTAACCTTCTCGCCTCTCTTCCTACCGTTGTTCTTTCTACCATCAGTAGGTTTGACGTACTTCCTTTCTTTAGGCTTCCTACCCATATACTACATCTTTTATTCTTTCACCTACAGCTTTAACTACATCAACCGTTACAGCATTACCGCACATCTTATATCTTTGTGTATCTGATATAGGTCCTTCACTACCCACCTTAGTCCAATTGTCTGGGAAGCCTTGCAGCCTTTCACACTCTATAGGTGTAAGCCTCCTTATTGAATTTACAAATTGATCTGTATTATTTCCTGTTCCTGAAGAGGAATGTATTGTATTGGCTGTGTATTTCTTATGCCTACTCACAACCTTACCCTTTTTATCTCTAGAGTAACCTAACACATAATTATCTTTCTGAACTCTAGTGAGTGTATTAGATACACCATCAGTATTAATCTCTAGTGTTTGTTTGAGCGGAGCCCCTTTACTTCTGTCTGAAGGATTGTCTGGATTCCTACCTCTCATAGCACCAATAACAGCTTGTTCACATCCAGTATCTAATGTTTGAGCAACACCCTTACCCACTCTTCCTCTTCTAGTTTTAGAGCTAGGATTAGAGTAGTTCAAGGAATCTTCCCTTGTCATTTCTTCAAAACCTTTTGAGTTGTTGGTTTTTATCAATGTCATAGATGAATGCATCCCACCACTATTACCTCCTGCTGTTAAAGTTCTAACTGTTGTGGTTTGCTTTGTCCCTTCATCAATCCCTTTATAGTTTTCTCCGATAGGAAATATTTGTCCTCTACTTCCGTCTCCAAGATATCCGACAAGGTAGACTCTCTCTCTATTTTGGGGTAGAAACCACTTTGTATTAAGCAATTGCCATTCGAGTCGATAACCCCCAATGTCGGCAAACGCTTGCAGGATTGCTGCAAAGTCTTGGCGATTGTTTGAGCTGAATGTTCCTTTAACATTTTCCCAGATAAAAAAATCTGGTCTGCATTCTTTGATAAGCCTAATCGCTTCAAGGATGAGACTTGATCTTTCTCCAGACATACCTTTCCTTCTTCCTGCAAGGCTAAAATCCTGGCAAGGGCTTCCGAAGGTGATTCCATTGATTCTTGGTAATTCTGACCCTCGAACATCTGTAACTGATCCGACATACTTACTATCTTTAAAATTATGTTTGTATACTTGTATTGCGTATTTATCTATCTCTGAATTATAAGAGTTTACTTTGAACCCGGCTTTCTCCAATCCAAGGTGAAACCCACCTATACCACTAAATAAATCCAATAGATTAATCTCACCCATTATGTTTATTATATAGAAAATTATATACAGACCATATTGCTATTGGCCATTCTTTCTGTGTGTATTCTTTCTCACCAACCCTCTTATCACCACCAAATTCTACAACAAGTTTAAACTTAACACCTAGTTTATTCTTATACTTAATCTCTTTAAACTCCACTGGTATTGGGTATATCTTATATCCTCTATCAAGACACCACTTAGCAGCATCTTGATTTATAATGGCTTCTTGTATTCTAGGCTTTTTGCTTGGCATACTTCTCTTCTTTTAGTGCGAATACATCTGAGTTAACCCTGTTGGGTTCATACTTAGCTAAAGAAGCTCTTAGGAATAAAAACTTCCTTGCTAGTTCATTATAGTCATCTAATAACTTTCTGTACTTAGACTCATAAAGTTCCTCTGTATCTTCAAAGCGAACATAACCTTTAGATTTATAACTTACCTCACAAACCTTTTCATTTAGTTCTGCATATATCTTTTGTATCCTATCTTCATAAGTAAGCCAACCCTCAAGTCTTTTAATACCGTTAATAGTTACAGCGTGATCCCTATCAACTTCTTTACCTATTTTATCTAAGGATAACTGAGGGAAGTGTACTCTACATAACTTGTAGTACATAGCCCTAGCCTCTACATAAGCAGTCTTCCTAGACTTCACATTTAAATCTAATTTATAATATTCTTCTACAATTGATCTTACTAATTCTTGTTCCATTCTTTGTTATTTATAAGTTATACTTGTTATCTAATTCTAGGGCTATTAATTTTAATTCAGAATAGGTTTTATAGTCTGCCTCATCTATAGCTTTCTTAATACCGGAACAAGCCTCGTAGTTCTCTAACTTCTCCTGGAACTTCAACTCCAAGTCTAGTTCATAAACAGAGACTCCTTCTAGTAAACTTAATATGGTGAGATAATAATACAAACCTTCTTCTTCCTTGAACTTGTTAGAGGACTCCCCTAATCGTGTAGTCATTCAATTTACTTCTTTTATCTATAAAGTATTCCTTATAGGTGTTAACACACTGCTTGACTTTATTACCGCCAAGCTCTCTAGTCTCATCACTGAGTTCAAATATTCCTATATCACCAGTACCTTTCTCTATTACAACAAAAGTGAATTTAGTCACCCCGAAGAGCTCACAGTAAATCCAACCTTGCATATCATAATGCCAAAGGTATTTAGCAGTTCTCTCCCAACCATCTAACTTAGCTGTTGTCTTAAGATCGATAAGGTGACCATCCTTAAGGTAGTCAGCCTTACCTCTGAAAGGTAGACCATACAACTCACCTATTGCAGGTGTTTCTGCTGTACCTCCGGTGAAGAGTTCATTAGCGTGACTATTAAATCTAATAGCATTACAAAGTTCATTAGCCTTGTTGAGTTCACTAGTGAGCATTACTTCCTTACCTTTACTTTTGGCTTCAACCTGGGCAGCTTCAAACTTCTTCGTCCTTCTACTACCTATATTAACAAAATCATATTTGTCATTTAGTTTTTCTTCCTCAAGCACAACAGTGTGTATCAGTCTACCTTCCCTTAATGGAGGTGCATCTGAATTAACTTCTTTTGTTTTATTGAAGTATGTCTTTGGTGATTTGTATAAATCTTTAGCTGATGAAGACGATAAGGCATTCTGACCTAAGTAGCCATA